TTCAGCGGGATAGGAGCAATGACAAAAAGGATGTGAAATAAATGTCGGCGATTTTGATTTTTATTTCTGGATTTATTTTGGGTATTATTTCTTTGATTTTATTTATGAAATATTATTTAAAATATCTCTTTAGGGATAGTGTAAAAGAAATGGAAGAAAGATACAGAAAAATTAAAGAAAAGATTGCTTGGAAAGAATACCAAGTCGAAAAGATGGAGAAACTTAATGAGGAAGATAATTTTGTCCGGTTTAGAAGTTATAAACCAATTACATCTCCTACTCCACCACCATCACCCCAATCTTATTGGACAGGTAAACCAATTGTTTCTGATCAAATTCGTAAGTCGAATCATAAACAATGTGATAATTGTCCAAAAAAATAATCTCTAAATAAAAGTATTATCCCAAACCAACGCTAATTAAAATTAATCATTTCTCTGGACTGTGGTATGAAGCAACATCACAAGAAGGAGAAAGAAAAATAATGTTTATTGCCAATCAATTTATTCCCAATCAAACTGATACCTTAACAGACCCAAAAAATTATTCAGATCAAAATTCAGATCAAAATCCAAATTCAAACTCAAATCAAACTGAATCATTACAATTAGCATCACCATTACCTACCAATCTTCCGCCTGAACCGGAGTTCTCAGGCACAGTAAAAAAGATTCTTGAAAACCGATACTCAAAACCCGGCGAAACATGGAAAGACATTGTTTATCGTGTAGCTCACCATGTTTCACAAGCAGAAAAAAATGAACTTCAACCATACTGGGAACAAAAGTTTTTCGAGCAGATTTACCTTCAAAAGTTTTCTCCGAATTCTCCCGCTTATAACGCAGGGAACCAAAAACAAGGGTTATCAGCTTGCTTCGTTATCGAAGTTGAAGACAATATGCCGTCAATCCTGAATAGCGTTTATCGTGGTGGGATGATTGGTGTTTGTGGTGGCGGTTATGGAATAGACTTTTCGCCTATCAGACCAAAGAATTTTTCAATTTCTGGTTGCAATAGTGGAGCTTCAGGACCTGTTTCTTTTCTTGGTATGCATGACGCTATGGCTGTTTCAGTCAAACAGGGCGGACGGCGCAAAGTTGCAGAAATGGCAAATCTCAGAGTAAGCCATCTTGATATACTTGATTTTATTGACGCAAAAGCAACTCCCGGCGTTCTTGAAAACATGAATATGTCCGTCTTTGTTGATGATGAGTTTATGCATGCAGCAGAGCAGGATCAGTTATATCGCCTGTATTACAAGAATGTTTCCAAGCATGAAAGCGCTTCCATGATTCTAAATCGGATGGCGCTGAGGGCATGGGAAACCGGAGAACCAGGCATTCTTTTTGAAGACAGAATAAATCAGGATAATGCTTGTCCTAATCTTGGTCGGATAACTGCAACTAATCCTTGTGTTACTGGTGATACTTGGGTGAAAACATCAGAAGGGAGGAAACAGATCCAAAATATAATTGGTGAAAAGGTTGTCTTAATAATTAATGGCGAAGAGACACCAACAACAGATGAAGGGTTCTTCTTCACTGGAGTTAAACCGGTTTACCGGATTAAGACCGTTGATGGACATGCTTTAAAAGCGACAGCAGATCATAAGATTATGACTAATTCAGGGTGGAAAGAGGTCAGGCATTTAGACAAAGAGGATGAAATTTTCCTTGACAATAATATGACAAGCCGTTTTGCAAGCAGAAGATTTATCTGCCCACAGGAGCCAGTATATGACTGCACTGTGCCTGAATCTCATAAATTCGTTGCAAATGGCATGGTGGTTCACAACTGCAGCGAGCAACCCTTATTACCGAATGAATCCTGCACACTCGGATCGGTTAACCTCGACAAGTTCGTCGATGAAAAAGGGAAACTTGATATACCTGCTCTAACAGAAACAATAAAGATTGCAGTCAGATTCTTGGATGATACTTTGGATGTCAACATCTTCCCCGATTCAAAAATCGAAAACATGACAAAACATACTCGACCCATCGGGCTTGGATTCATGGGTTTTGCTGATATCCTCATAAAAATGAAAATCCGTTACGGCTCCCCTGAATCAAAAGCAATTCTCGAAGAAATCTGTAAACTATTCAAAGAAGTTACAGATGAATATTCTGTTGAGCTTGCAAAAGAAAAAGGTGCTTTCCCCGGCTATTGGGATTCTGCTTTATACCCCGAATATGGCGAAGATGGCATAAGAAATTCCCGCAGGCGTTCGATTGCTCCAACCGGCACAATATCACAGATATTTGATTGCTCCAGCGGAATCGAACCGTTATTCCAGATTGAACCTATTGAAAGAACAGTGACAGGGCTTGAAGGCATACAGATATTTAAGAACAAGTGGACAGATATCTATCTGACAACAAAAGACCCAAGAATCAAAGCTGCGCTTATAACCGGTAATGAAATTCACTGGAAAGAACATATTGAGATCGTAGCTGTTGCGCAGAAGTATATTGATACAGGTATATCAAAGACTATTTCCATGCCTAATCATTCTACTGTCGAGGATGTCAAAGAAGCGTTCTTGTATGCTTGGCGGTTGGGTTGCAAGGGTATTACCGTTTATCGTGATGGTTGTAAGCGTGGATCACTTTTTAAGAAAGCTTCGGTTTCTAAAGCTATTGAAGAAGCAAAAGAAGAAGCAAAACCGACTCCAAAAAAGACTCTTTGCCCGGAGCATAAAATTGAGCTTGAATTACAGGGGCGCTGTTTTGTTTGTCCTGTCTGCGGTTGGACTGACAAATGTAGCCTTTAATTTGTTTTTTGAAGGGAGGGAGAAAGTAAGATGTGTTTTGATAATAATTTTAATCAGAATAACCCAAATGTTAATAAACATGAAAATCAATCATACCAGCCGGTAACTGATTACACAATAAAAAAAGCGGAATGGACAATTCAGGGTGTTGATATTGTTTTGGAGGTTTCATGCCCGATATGCAATAAGATACTTCAAACAAAAGCTTTCGGCGGGTATCATGAATTAATCCGGTTCTCAGGTATTCAGGTTGTTTGCAGGTGCGGGCTTACTTTCTTTCCTCCACTTGAAGATAAATCAGGTGGAGACTATATTAAAGAGCGTATCCAGCAAGAGAAAGATCATCTTGCTGATATTGAAGCAAAGAAGCTGAATTCTTGGATTGCTATAACGACCGGACATGGGAAGGTTGATCATTATGATTCGATTGACGGCGAGGTCATGGAGTGTTTAGATCAGGATCAGCGGAAGGGTTGCAAGGGGGGCGGTTCTAAGTGCAAGAGCAGAAAGAAGCCGGTTAAGTTTGATCGGTTTTATTGGTTTGGGACTTAATTTTTATTTTGTTATTTTTCTTGACACCTGTCAACCCCCATGTTAAGATATAATGGATAGCGCTATGCCTATCAGACAATTTAACCCGTCCTCCCCGGCGGGTTTTTTTATTCGGCAACTAACCATGAAAGGCGGTGAACCAGAATGCTAAACGAAAACTATGAAAACTCTGATTCTCTTCCTGCCGAATTCCCGGAAAAAAATCCAGTCAAACCCGGAGCAGCAAAAAAGCTGACACCTGAAAGAAAAGAAAAAATTCTCAGTCTTCTCAGGGAAGGGAACTACATCGAAACAACCGCTAAGGCATGCGGACTGTGTAGCATGTCGATTCATCGCTGGATAAAATTCGGGCGGGAAATAGCGAAAAGCAACAGAGACCCTAAAACCCTGACAAAAGCGGAAAAATGGTTTTTGTCTTTTTATAAGGATGTTGAGCAGGCGAGGGCTGAAGCTGAAACCATGTTTGTCGGCATAATAAAAAATGCCGCAGAAAAGAACTGGGTTGCAGCTATGACCCTGCTTGAAAGAAGACATCCTGACAGATGGGGCAAAAAAGACCGAATTGAACATTCAGGCGGCACAAACAATAATGTTGATGTGAATATCACCGGGTTAAGTTTAGAGGAGATGCGTTCGCTTGCAAAACTTTCACCAGAAGAAACAGATTCCGAACCAGAACAAGAATCTTTTGAGCCAGAATCCGAATCAGGATCTGACCCCGAATAATTCAAACACAATTAACTCAAATGATTCAATAAGTCTTAAAGCAAAGCAACTTCTTAAAAGCTTAACGAAAGATCAACTAAAACAAATTTCTACTGCCGCAAAAATCGGGGCTGCAAGGTTGCACTATCGTGATTATTGCGAGTATGTGCATAACGGCAAATGGAAACCGTTTCGACATTTGCTTCCGGTTTGCGAAAAACTTCAGGATATTATCGACGGCAAAACGAAACGGTTAATGATTTTTATGCCCCCTCGTAACGGCAAATCCATGACTGTTACAGAGACCTTCCCTTCTTATTTTTTGGGGAAATTCCCTGACAAGCGGGTTATCGAAGTATCCTACGGAAAAGACTTGGCAGAGCGGTTCGGATGGTTTAACCGGCAAAAGATTAACGAACATGGACAGACGCTTTTTGGCTTAAATATTGATAGGTCGAACTCATCGAAAACTAATTGGGCAATTGAAGATCACAAAGGTGGGATGATCTCCGTCGGCGTTGGTGGTAGTATTACCGGGCATGGCGCAGACCTGATGATCATTGATGACCCGGTAAAAAATCGTAGTGAAGCAAATTCCGAAGTATATCGTGAGAGCCTTTGGAATGAGTGGACTTCGACATTAAGGACGAGGCTTCACCCCAATGCTTCTGTTATCGTTATTTTAACAAGATGGCATGAAGACGATCTTGCAGGCAGACTTTTAGCGCAGGATGACGGAGCCGAATGGGATGTAATTTCACTCCCCGCTATCGCCGAAGGTGATGATGATCTTCTTGGTCGTGAAGAGGGTGAAGCATTATGTCCTGAACTTTACCCGATTGAAGAACTTGAGAAAATTAAATTCGAGGTCGGAAGTTCTGACTTCGCTTCACTTTACCAGCAGAGACCTTCCCCCATAGGCGGGAACATTTTTAATAAAAACTGGTGGCAGTTTTACGATTCACTCCCGCAGTATTTTGAAATTATGGTTCAGTCGTGGGATTGTTCTTTTAAAGCCCTTGAAGATTCCGATTATGTTGTCGGTCAGGTTTGGGGTAGGATCCGGGGCGATTTCTATTTGATTGATCAGATTCGAGGGAAAAAGGGTTTTTCTGATACCTACAGGGCGATTGTAGCAATGACTAATAAACATCCTAAAGCAATCCAGAAGCTGATTGAAGACAAAGCAAACGGAACTGCAATCATTGAAACACTTCAAAGGGATATACCGGGGATAAAACCCATTAACCCACAAGGCGGTAAAATATCACGAGCGCAGGCAATATCTTCTATCGTTGAATCAGGGAATGTGTTTTTACCTTCACCGTTAAAAAATCCGTGGGTTGTTGATTTTCTTGACGAATGCACCGGATTCCCAAAAGTGAAGCATGATGATCAAGTCGATTCAATGAGCCAGGCTTTGAACTATCTTTACACCAAGATGATTGCGGATAACAAGAAGATTAACCAGCTAAATGATTTACCGGTTTTCAAATCCGGGTTCTCTGGTTCGAATATGGGATATTAACAAAAAAAATTAAGCGAGGGGTTAAGCATGAATTTCGTTAACAAAACGATGTCGGGTATTGCTGAAAAAACAAAAGCCATGATTGTCAGCTCTGCCAAATGGTATAGATCCCTTGCTGACACAGTAAAACAAATAAACGCAAAGCCTTCTTTAGGCGAAATTGGCGTTTCAGGGACTGAGATTTCAGGATACTACATCAACGAAGAATATTTAGCAGAACTGATTGACCCTGAAAACAGAGCAGATGTTTATGATAAAATGCGGAAGTCAGACCCGGTTATTAATCTTTGTCTGCTCCGGTATGAGCTTTTCCTTCAGTCGATCAAGTGGAGTGTTGACGCTCCCGCAATCACTGAAAAAGGGAAACAGCCTGCACCTGATATTGACGAAAAAGTAAAACTCGTTAAAGCGAATCTTTTTGAAAATCCTGTAAAGCCGTGGCGAAAAACTGTTCGGGAATTTGCAAGTATGTTGCAGTTCGGCTATTGCGTCATGGAAAAGGTTTGGGAATCTAAAGCCGGTAAGGTTTTTTTGAAATCGTTGAAATGGCGACACCCCCGAACAATCCTGTGGAAATTCAGAGAAGATTCAAACGAACTGGAAGGAATCGAGCAAAGAAACTACTACGGCAACAGAAGAGGACAGATTCCCCCGATTCCCGTAGAAAAGCTTTTAATTTTTTCTCATGACCAGCTTGGCGATAATTACGAAGGCGTAAGCATAATCCGTTCTGCTTACCGATCATGGCACATGAAAAAAGAGTTATTGAAACGCATGATGATCTGCTTTGAGAGGTATCTTGTAAAGACCCCGATTATCGAAGTAGATGAAAGTGTCACGGACGCAGGAACCGGTTTTCTCAAGGACTTTCTATCATCAATTACTTCGCACCAGAAGTCAGGCGGGATTCTCCCCACAGGGGCTAAGCTCGTTGACCTGAAAGAGGATTTTAATAAACTTGTAACAGCATTAAAACAGCTTGAATATTTCGACAAGGAAATGTCGTTTGCAGTAAATTCCGCTTCGATAACTATCGGTATGAACGGGAAGGGTTCTTTGGCACTTTCTGAAGATAAATCTTCAATGGAAGTGCAAGGGATTCAAGCCGTCGTAGATATGATTTGCGATGTCGTCAATTATGGCGTGATTCCTGATATTATTGACGCTAACTTCGAAGAAGATAAAGAAAATCAATCTTACCCGGTTTTGTCCGCAAAAGTTACCGAAGAAGATTATCAGGCTTGGATCGATAACACTGTAAAACTGGTTGAAAAGTCAATCATGCAGCCTTATGCCGAATTAGTCGAACAGATTGCAACTCGTCAGGGATACCCTGAACCTGAAGGCGGTTTCAAAGCGATGTTCGAGGCAATCGAAGCAAAAAAGGCAGAGCAGGAAGCGTTAGCGTTAGATTTAGTTCGGAGAGGAGATTCAGGGAATGCAGGAAGCCCTAAAAGTAGTTCTGTTAACGACAATTCTAATACTAATAGTCGTGGGAATAATGGCAGTAGCGACCCTAAAGCCAATAAATCCGGGAAACCACAAAACAACTCCACAATTCCTAAAGGCAATTCAGGAGCAAAACAAAAAGGAGAATCTCCTTTGTTGGATTGTGAATGCTGTGGCGGTAGCAGTGATAGCGATAGTGATGATCTTAACCCGTGGCGTCCTCTGACTTCGCTTGAAGAATCTTCGGGCGGGATTCAGCATTTTGCAGAGCAGTCGAAATTTTTGGATATATCACAAAAGAAATTTGAATCGGCAGTTAAATCAATCGTAACAAAGCAAGCCGATGAATTTTTATCGGCGGCAAAAAAAGGAATCCCGGCATTAATGAAAACTAAAGCTTCTTTTGTTGAAGCTTACCGGGAAGCAATCGAACCGATTCTTTTTGAAACCTCGTTGAACGGCGTAAAGGCAGTTCAAAAAGAAATGGGCAAGCCCGGCGATATTTCTAAAGAATCAATCGCAAAAATTAAAGAGTGGTCGAGTAACAAGGCTATGATTGCCGCTAACCAGCAAGCGGAGGATCTTCGGTCGTTCATTGGCAGAAGGCTTGCCGACGGAGAAGCAATCCTGCTGAAAGACAAGGCTTCTCAAAAAGCATTAAGCGAGACCGCTTCAAATATGGCTTTCAGCCGGTTTCTTGATTTATTTAATTTGGGCGGCTAAATTTTTTTGATTTTTTGGTTTTTGTTTATCTGAAAAAAAACGAGAGGAAATATTAACATGCCAGATGTTGAGGTCATTGCAACTGCTCCCGAAATATTCCCTCTTATTTCAGAGATGACCGCTAAATACTCTGAAAATTATATCGTTCAGTTTGGATCTCAATTACTTTCAGGCGCAAATAATGCCGGCAGAGGTGAAGCTGCTTTTACTTTTGAAGCAGGCGGAGCGCAGTATTCGGCGCTGATGGACAACCGGACTTGTTCTTTTTGTGGTTCTCTTGACGGCTTGCAGGTTAATTTCAGCAAGCCCGGCGGAATGGAATTATATGAAAAGTATCAGCCTGCTCAACATCCTCGGTGTAGATGTATGTGGGTATTTATTGGCGCTGACGAAAAATTCAAGGATGATAATAAGGATTTTGAAGAGAAGTGGTTGGAGAAAGTTAAAGAAAAAGAACCTTTACTAAAAAACTATCCTGCCGGAACTATAGTTCAGAATATAGCTGCTTCGAATTTCTTTTCAAGACCTGAATTATGGCAGGATGCTACAACAAATATTGATTTTCAGTTTGATTCAGTTTTTTCAGAAGTGGTAAACAGAAAGACCGATAGAGCGAATTTAAAATTTTCTCAGAATGCTTTATCGTTGTTTGATCTGGATTCTTCTGATGTAAGTATAGATGCTACCGGACAAACATAATGGAGGTGAAAGCATGAAAAATACCCCAACAATAAACATACCAACAGAAGTAAAGAACTTGCCTATTTTAGCACAAATGGCATGGATTAATGCTTTTAACTCCTCTATCGATTCCGGTAACACTGAAGAAACATCATTTCGTGTTGCGTGGGCTACTGTCAGATCGGGATTCAAGCAGGATAAGACCGGCTCATGGATTCAGAAAGATGAAACTGAGAACCTTTTAGCAGGCATTAATTCAGCCGTTGATTATTCCGGCATTAATATTGATTCTGAAGGTTGTATTGAAGTTCACCTTGCTTCGGTTGGAGCAGACCCCGATATAACTGAAGACGCAGTAAATAACTGGATTGAAAACTTCGAATCAAACGCAAGAGGGCAGTATATCCCTTTGGTTGTTGACCATCCATTTTTTAAAGAGTATCCCACTGATACAAAAGCAAGGGGCTGGGTGAAGTCAATTTACCGCAAGGGCGATGCGGATATAATCGCTAAAGTGAAACTTACTCCTCTTGGAATAAAAACAATAACCGATCAGGAGTATTTGTATATTTCCCCCGGTTGGTTCCCAAAGTATCAGCATGTTTTGTTTGGGAATGATGTAAAAGATGTTTTGTTCGAGGTATCATTGACAAATACTCCTGCACAAAAAATGCTCCAGCCGATAACTGAATTAACTGAATTGAAGGAGGACAAAAACGATATGCTTGATAAGCCTGCAGAGAAACCCGCAGATAAAAATGCAGAAAAGCCTGCAGAAAAAGTTATAACAACATCTGAAGGCACAAACGAACCAGAAGATTTAACTGCACTATTCGAAGCCTTGTCCGGTTGCGCTCGAAAGATTACGAACCACCCGAACCTAAAAAACAAAACCGGTAATGCCGGACTAAGAGCAAAATTTAAGGATATTAT